GTTGTATCACCAACTGCGTGAACTCCATTGACTAGAACTGTTCCTGTTTCAGAACCTCTAGCATCTTCAATCTCAGGTGGGATAATTGTAAAATTTTCTTTACCTGATCTTTGTTTAATAATAAATCCCATAAGTTCTCCATAAACATCTGATCTTTTTCCTGTTATAACTTCTGCTGTAAAAGCAAATCTTTGACCATCTATTTGTCTTGCTAATTTTTTACCACTATCTGATTTTGATATAATTGTAGTTTGCATTGATTTTATTCCCATAGTAGAGAATTTAGAATTTGATATTGGGAAAGCACCTGACATTAGATTAAATTACTACTCCCTCTTTCATTAACTGATTCGTTAATTATTCTTGATATAGTTCCTCGTCTTTCAACTAATAATCTATCAATACCACTTGCATCAACAGCATTGATTGTAAAATTAACATTTACTGCACCACCACCTGTTCCTCTAGCTGATTGTGTTATTTGTCCTGTTTGATTTGGAATAAACATCTCAGCACCTCGTTCACCTACAATAGTTGGTTGTCCTTTTGATACTGCACCACCTTTAGAAAAACCAAATAAAGAAAATAGTGAACCACCACCACCAAATCCACCACCACCCATAGCATTTAAAGTAGCTTGAAGTGCAATTTGTCTTTTTAAGTTAGTATTTTGTTTTCTAATTAAATTGTCTTTTTCTGCTTCTTTACTGTTGAGAATAATCTGTAATGCTTTTTCTATTCCCATTAAAGCAATCCTCTCAATAGTTTTTGCAATAATATTAACTAATATTTGTTGTGCTAATTGTTTTAATGTTGCGTTTAATTCTTTACCAAGAACAATAGATTCGGCAATAGATTTAGAAACAGAACTTACATTTTTAGTTATCTGACCTACTATTTCTTTTGATAAATCAAAAGCATCATTTTGTTTTTTAATACCCTCAGCTATTTTTTCAAATAATGTCTGTTGTTTTCCTAGTTTAACATTTACTTCTTCTACTGCTTCTTCACTTTTTTGAATCTCAATAGGTATATCCATACCTAATAATCTTTTAATTCTATTAACTTGATCTCTTAAAAATCCAACAGCTTTTCCAACTGCTCTTACTGCTATTGCAAAACCTTTTACTGCAACTGTTAAAACTTTACTTATTGCTCTACCTATTGCTTCAAATTCTGCTGAGTTTTCTTCAATAAATTCATTTAAAGATTTAAACTCTTTTTTAAGTTCATCAAAGAAACCCTCACCAGCAATACCTCTTTTGAAGTTAAATAGCTTATCTCCAAGCATAGATAAAGTTCCTGTAAATGTACCAGCTAATTCATCAGTTGCTTTTCCGAATCTACCACCTTTACCAAATACTTTTTCAAAAGCTTTTATTGTTTCTTCTGCTGAAACAGTAGCACCAGCACTAAATCCTAATAAATCTCTAACACCTCGTTCTCTAAATATATCTGCTGAAGCTATACCACCAGCAAACGATCTTTGTATTTGTTCTGCTGTTGTAGCAAAGTCTAATCCTGTTACTGCCGCAACATTACCAGTAATCTCTAATATCTTTGATAATTGATTTGCGTCTCCAGCAACAACTGCTAAGTTTCCTGAAGCTTGTTGAATCTGCTCTAGTGAAAATGGAACTCTACCAGCAAATCGTGCCATTACATCAAAAGCTTTAGCACCCTCTTCTGTTGAACCAAATAATTGTTTTAATCTAACCTGTAAGTCCTCAATGCTTCTTCCTGTACCTATAATTGATCTAATTGCTAAACCACCACCAAGACCTACTAATGCACCTTGAACTGAAAAGATAGAGTCTTTAAGTCCTCTTAGCTTTCCTTTGACACCTTGAAAAGCTTGTTGCGTTTTATCTTTTGCAGTTATATTTATTTTTAAATTTTGTGCCATTACTTATGTTTTGCTCTATTTATAGCTTCCTTATGTTCATCAGCTTCTATCATAAGATAAGCCAACCAATGATTATACTCCCAAACTTCCATTTGTAAAATTTGGTGTAATGTTATTTTTAATCTATCTGCTAGTGTAAGTAAATTCCTAATTTCAGGGAAATTTTTTATTTTTTTTTTAACTCGTCGGTAGAGGGTGCTTGAACCATTTTTTGTGCAATCCTTGTCAGGACATCAGGGTCGGATTTGTGCATAAGGGTAATCTTATCTTCAATCTTAAATACTTTATTTCCATCTTTATCTAAAGCTTTCATAATCATAATATCAGCTAATATAGCAACATCATTTAATGTTTCTGATTTAAAAGCTTATTCTTTTCAGATAGTGTTATAGGATTCCAATAAACAACAACTGCTTTACCATTTTCATCTGTCCACTCAGGAACTTCCATAGATTGAACTCCTATGTTTTCAAAATGTGATTTAGCAATGTCTATAACTGACATATATTAATATTATACAGTTGCTCTAGTTAATGCACCCGTTCCTTGAAAAGTAACTGATCTAGTGACTACTGCGTCCATAGCATTACTTACAGACATACCTGTAACAATACCTGTTCCGCTAAACTTCTCGTCACCTGATGTGTTTCCCTCAGGTAGCACTATAAAAGCGATAGAACTTCCAACAGTTAAAGTTTGTTGAGGAGAATCAGTTTCATCATAACTCATTTCAAGAGTTCCTGAAAATGATGTTCTTCCAGCTAAAAAACTTTTTGTTGCATCTGATAGTTGAGTATCTTCTACAACATCAGCAGTTGTTTCTAGTGTGAACCCTGTTAGTTCCCCAACAGCAGTACCACCAGCAGTTACTACTCCCTCTTTTCCGTGATGTGTTGCCATTTTTTATTTTCCTTTTTTGATTTTACTTCTTTGTCTTGTTTCCAACCTAAAGCTAAAAAATTTTCTAGTTGAGTTTCATTAATAGTCATTTCATTCTCGCCTTTATATATTTTAATATCTTTAGCCATACGTCCTTTTACTATTTATCTTCTTCTTCGTCAATTTCTTCTTCATCAAATTCTTCTTCAAAATCGTCCTCATTAACATTATCTTCTTCTTGATTTTCTCTTAATTCTTCAAGTAGGTCTTTTACTTCTTCACACATAAGACTCTCTTTATCGTGTAATTTTTCTATTGCATCTATTTTCTTTTGAATTTTATTTATAATTTTATCCATTTATTTCTCCTTATGGTGTTCCTGATTGATATTCATACATACATCTAATAGTCATTTGTATTGCACCGACAGGGAATAAAGAACCCTCATCAGTTTCACACGCAACAACCATTGTATCTAATGCGTTACCGCTTCTAGTAATATCAGATTCAACAGCAGTTTCAATAGCTGTAATTAATTGATTTCTAAGTGTGTCTATATTAGATTCTGCACCTTTTACAAATCCTGATATAAGAAAATCAATAGTTCCGTGTCTTGTTTTAGCACCACTTCCTAATTCTGAATCATCTCTTGTTTCTTCTGAAGTTTGTACTACAACTGCTGGATATTGCTGTTCTGAAAGTTCATCAATAGGAAAAGGTTGTCTTGTAGCTTTTTTAATTGTTATTGGGCTACTAATACCTGAGATAGTTGATAATAAATTTGATGCTATGTTTTCTCTTACACTCATATTCTAAACTTCCTTAATTCTTTATTAACAAACTTTTCAAAAGATTTATTTATAATCTTTTCTGTTCTTTTATTAAAGCCAAAAAATTTTCTTTGAGGTTCATTTAATACTTGATTATATAAAGCCCTTTGTCTCATTTGTGCATTAGTAAAAGCTAATGTAATCTTATGTTTACCTGTTTTTTTAATAGTTGAATTAGGTGTTAATGAACCTAACATTCTACCAGTATAAAATAAATCTACTTTAGTTGATTTACCCTCTCTATTTAATTTTTTAATATATCCTGAACTATAAGGTGCAAAAGGTAAAGAATTTATATCTATTCCTTTTTTTGTTTTAGTTCTAATAATATCTAATAATTGAAAACCAGCTTGTTTTACACCTTTATCAATTATTCTAGGTATTCTGCCTTGAAATGAATTTAATTTTTTTTGTAATTGTTTGGAGTTTGTTTTCATTCCAAACTGTATATCACCAGCAACTTTTTTATCTCTATTACCACCAATACCAGCTAGTCTCATTCCACCAGCGACTCTAAGTGGTATTAATAATAATTGGATTGCCATTATCTAATCAATCTTCTAGTTCCGTGTAAAGGTTCTCTTTCATTGCTAACAATAGAACCATCACCTGTACTATCATATTCTACACCATCATTTAAAATTAGATCAAACTCTTTATTATATTCTGACATATAATGTTCTGTCATTCTTTCAAATCTATCTTTTTCTGTTTCAGGTCTAAATTTAGATAAAGCTGGGCAAAGAAATCTACCTAAAAATAAATATACACCAGCACGTTCAAACTGATCTAAATTAACTTTTGTGTTATCCATCTCATTTGTATTTAAAACAGTAATATCAGTATATACATTTGTTTTATAAACAGACCACCATTCAGTTCTTAATTGTCTTAAAATATCATTAGTAGTTTGTGCAAAGAAATTTACTGCTTCTGTATCTGTTGCACCAATACCAAAACCAAAAGCATCAGGTTGATACTTAGTTACATCTCCAGCAACAATTACATTCGCACCTGTATAATTAGCCATATTATAAAGCCCAAATTATTATAACTAAAGCTACTGCAATACCACAAGCTATCTTAGGGTGTTGTTTTGCTAATGCTATGTATTTTTCTAAATGTTTCATTTCTTCTTCCTTGTTTTTCTTTTAGGTTTTAATTCAACTACTTTATCAGAAATTTCTTTTGTAGTCGCTTTTTTAATTTCTTTTTTTTCTTTATTTACAGGATTAAATCCTCTCATTTTAAAATGATTTATATTTGCTTCGTAATCTGCTTTTGATCTCGTAATAGTCTTTTTGCCGTTTGTTAATTTTATATCCATAAATTCTCCTATTAAGTATCAGGGGGATTGCTCCCCCTGAATAAGTTATGATTATTGGATTGATGAATCTACGTTCAACTCAACACCATAAGTATCGTTAAGTTCGCCTGTACCATAAACAGCAGTTGCAACGATTTCGTCTGCTCTAAGAGAAGCATCTCTTTGAGTTTCGATTTTAAGGTCTTGCATCATAGCTAATGCTAAAGCATCTCTATGGAATACAGCACCTTTATAGTCGCCTGTTGTTCCTGGATTATTGCCTGAGTTATCTGCAACATTTGAAGTTTCAAATATTGGAACACCAGCAACATTACCAACAAAACCTGATCTTAAAGCTTCGTTTGATAATTCTGTATCTCTACCAACGAATGTGTTTGTTAAACCACTTTTTAAATCAAACGCATTTAGAGGGTGGAATACACCAGCTAAGTCTTGCATAGGAACTGCATTTTTTCTAAGTATTGCTACAGCATTAAATATGTTAGCCGCACTTAAAACTGCTGTTCCGTCTCCTACTTCTTGTGAGAAACCATCAAATTTGCCTACTAAATCTGTGTCGATTTTTTTAGCAATAGCTTCACCAAACAATCTACCAATGTCTGCCGCTACATTTCTTGGAGCCGCATTTCTTGCTAAATCTGTAAGAGTTGTCATTATACCAACTTCACTTGCTGTAATTGTTACAGAAGATGGGTTGATAGCTGTGTTAGATAAATCAGATGCTTCCGATACTGCCGCCGCACTTACTGCCGCATAAATTGGAACTTCAACTGACTTTCCACCACCTGTTATAGCATAGTTTCGTACTAGAGGTCTCATTGTTGATTGCTCTGATGCTACGAATAATGCTTCTGCCACTATCTCTGTATATAGTTCCGATAGTGTAGAACTTGTGCTTTCGTTTGCCATTTTTATTTACCTTATTATTTATTTGTTAAATTAATCTGAGTTGGCTTAGAATCTCGGTCTTTACGATATTCAGCATATCGCTTACGATCTTCTACCTTACTCATATCTAAGTCCTGAATTTTTAAGGGTTTTACAGTATTACCACCGATACTTGCTTTACTTCCTGAACCTTGAACTGTTGCATTGCGGAAGTGTGGGTTCGTATCTAAGAACTCTTTAACTCTATCTTCTATTGTTAAGAGTTCACCTTTTGGGTTATATCTTACATTAGAATTATTATCAAGTACCTCTATTCTTCCATCATCATTTAATTTAACTTCTCTTTCAATTAACTGTACGACTTGTTGAGGATTAATTGCATTATTCTTTGATGCAACAGATAAGATAGAATTATCAATCTTTTCTTTTTTAACTTCTATTTTATATTTAGAGATTTCACTATCTTTTTCAGCTATTCTCTCTTTCATTAACTTCTCTATTTCAGCTTTTGATTTAGCTTCATCTACTTGTTTTTGTTTAAGAAGTTCTGTTTTTTGTTTTTCTTCTTCTTCCATTTTTCTTTCATACTTCTTACGTTCTGCCATTATTCTAGCTTGAACAATATTATCTAATTGTTCTTGTGTGAAAGATTTGGATTCTGTTTTTGGTTGTTCT